GGAACGATTGATTCACTCCTTGCGCTTGACCTTATTCAAATTGCAAAAAAGAAAGATGGTCGCTTTGCTCACATGATTCAAGTGGGCAATGTTGGACTTACTACTCGATCACGCAATGTTGTAATTAAAACATTCTTGGAAACAACAGATTCCGAATGGCTCTTAATGATTGACTCAGATGAGCGACTTTCAACTGACACTTGGCTCAAGCTGATAGATGCTGCTCACGATAAGGATCGCCCAATTGTTTCAGGGCTAGTTTTTGCAGCATTCTTTGACAATAGCGATGCGCTTCGCCCAGTTCCAACAATTTATCGCATGGATCCTGAGAAGGGTTTGGAAGCAATTGATGCTTATCCGCTTGACTCAATCATTGAAGTTGATGCTGTCGGAACTGGTTGCCTTCTAATCCATCGCAGCGTTCTGCTAGATATGCAACAAAAGGCAACGCCAAATCAAGGCAAGGATTGGGCTTGGTTCGTAGAAGGCGCGATTGATGGAATTTACTTTGGCGAGGATTTACTATTTTCTAAACGCCTAAAATCTATGGGCTACAAGATCCACGCCCACACCGGCGCAATACTGCCTCATCACAAACAATTTTGGTTGGATGAACGCCATCATCAAGCGATGCGCGATCATGCAATTCAACAAGTCAAGCAAGAAGGTTGATCGTACCCCTGGCGATCAACCTTCTTGCCCTAACAACAAAGGAGCAATAAATGGCAAGAATCTCGACAACTGAGGCCAATCAAGCCCTGTCAACGACAGGTTGGAGTTATGTCTCATTGCACACTGCTGATCCAGGAACAACTGGCGCTTCAGAAGTAACTGGCGGCACTTATGCTCGCGTTGCTGCTACTTGGAACAGTCCTTCATCGGGATCAGTTACCAACTCAGGCGCTCTTTCAATCAACCTGCCAGCATCGACAACCGCCTCTTACTTTGGCGTTTGGTCAGCTTCGACATCTGGCACTTATTACATTGGCGGTGCTCTTTCTCCAAGCGTTACAACTGGCGCATCTGCCGGCGTTGTAACAATCGCATCAGGTTCACTTTCAGTCTCAGCTTCCTAATTTAAGGAGTAGCCAATGGCAACAAATTATCCAAGTTCGCTTGATTCATTTACCAACCCAACGGCTACTGATACCCTTGATTCAGCAACAGTTCCTCACGCAGGTCAACATGACAACATCAATGATGCTGTTCTAGCAATTGAAACAGAGTTGGGAACTTCGCCAAAAGGAACATTTGCATCAGTCAAAGCTCGCCTTGCGGCTGGAGATCCCGATTCAGATCAGACAGTTCTTTCAATACAAATTTTCGGATAGGGATAAAAAATGGCAAGTTTTACAAAATTATTGTTATCAGGCAGCACACAGGGCAAAGCCATCAAAATTGCCGCAACTACTTCGGGAAGTGCTGGCACAACTATCCACGCAACAGGTACAGGCTCCACAGCTATTGATGAAGTTTGGCTTTATGCTTACAACTCATCTGGCAGTTCAGTTTCTTTAACAGTTCAATGGGGTGGCGTTACAGCTGTTGATAATGAAATTAAACTTTCAATTCCTGCCACATCTGGTTTAACTTTGGTTGTGCCTGGACTAATTTTGACAGGTTCAGGTGGCGGCTCACCAACTGCTTCCACAATTGCCGCTTATGCTGGCACAACGAATGTCATCACAGTTTCAGGTTATGTCAACAGGATTTCCTAATGACAAATCCTTTACGCCGGATGGTTTCATCAAGCCAAGTATCTGATTGGTTTACTAATAATCAAGCTGGCACACTGACTGTCCCTTCGAGAATTATAATTAGAGCTCTTGGCGGCACTATCACAACAAGCGGTGGCTACGTTTATCACACGTTTACAGCTTCGGGAACATTTACAGCGATTACATCTCTTACTTGCGATGTTTTAATTATTGCTGGAGCCGGAGGTGGTGGCGATAATATTGGTGGCGGTGGAGGCACAAGCCTTAACTACAGTTCAAATACTTCTCTGGATTCAAGAGACTACACAATTACAGTTGGTGCAGGTGGTGCAAGTAATTCAAATGGTAACGCTTCATCTATATCTGGTACAGGTTTTACAACTATAACTGCCGCTGCTGGATTAAAAGGAGTCGATGCCACAAGTGCAGGATCGACAAATGCTGGTAACGGAGGTGCTGCGGTACGAATAGTGGACGGCACTACAACAAACTTTACTGGGGGCGCAGGTAATGGCGGTGCTGCATTAAACAGGCGTGGCGGTGGTGGTGCAGGTACAAATGCAAACGGAAACGCAACCACATCAACCACAGGCGGCGCAGGTGGTGCAGGTGTTTCAACATATTCTGCATGGGGCTTAGCAACTTCAACTGGTCAAAATTCCTCAGGAACTTATTATTACGCTGGAGGCGGAGGTGGTGGCGTCGAAAGCACATCTTGGACACCGGGAGCCGGTGGGCTCGGTGGAGGTGCAACTGGAGGTACTGCAAACACAGTTCCTAATGGTTTTGCTGGTACAGCTAACACCGGTGGTGGTGGCGGTGGTGCAGGTGGTCGAGCATCGGTAATAGTTGGAGCAGGTGGAGCAGGTGGATCAGGTCTAGTCATAGTGAGGTACACAGTATGAGTCACTGGGCAGAAATTGATGAAAACAATATTGTTATTCGTGTTTTAGTAGGCGATAACAATGAGCCAGATGAAGGCGAAGCATTTATGCAATCACTTGGCGGTCAATGGATTAAGACAAGTTACAATGGCAAAATTCGTGGCAAGTACGCTGGCATTGGCGATACCTATGATGAAGCAAGTGACACATTTATTTCGCCAATCACAGGAGAACAGTCAGCTGATTCAATAATTGAATAATTGAAATTTGAGGAAATTGATTTAATAGTAGAAGGAAGCGTTGATGGCAATCTATAACGAAAGCATTGCCTACAACGCAGCTGGCGTTGCTTACAATGCCGGATCAACAGCTACAACTGGCTCAGGTTCAATCAGCCTTGCAGGTTCAGCAACCATTTCTCTTTCCTTTGCCACAACAGGATCAGGTTCAATCAGCTTAGTTGGTTCAGCAGCTACATCTTTCCCTACAACAGGCTCAGGCTCAATCAGCCTAGTTGGTTCAGCAGCCACATCTTTCCCTACAACAGGATCAGGCTCAATCAGCCTAGTTGGTTCAACAAGCGATTCACTTACATTTGCGACAACAGGTTCAGGCTCAATCAGCCTTGTTGGTTCAGCAACCGATTCACTTACTTTCCCTGCAACAGGCTCAGGTTCAATTAGCCTGGTTGGTTCGGCAACCGATTCACTTACTTTCCCTGAAACAGGATCAGGCTCAATCAGCCTAGTAGGTTCAGCAACCGATTCGCTCAAATTTGCGACAACAGGCTCAGGCTCAATCAGCCTAGTAGGTTCAGCAACCGTTTCTCTTTCTTTTGCCACAACAGGATCAGGTTCAATTAGCCTAGTAGGTACAGCAACTTCATCCTTTGTTGTAACAGGATCAGGTTCAATTAGCCTAATAGCAACTGCAACTGATTCACTTACTTTTGCCACAACAGGATCAGGCTCAATTAGCCTAGTAGGTACAGCAACTTCATCTTTTGCTTATCCAAGTTCCGGAACTGGGTCAATCAGCCTTGTTGCATCTGGAACTTTTTCAAAGATTAGTTACGCCACAACAGGTTCAGGCTCAATCGAACTTGTAGCAACTGCAACTGACAATCTTTACTTTGCCACATCAGCTTCGGGCTTGATTTCTCTTACTGCTTCGGGATATGGCTACATCGGCAATGGCGCTTCGATGAATAATCAATACCGAACTGGCGCATCTATTGTTGAAAGAATCAGAGTCGGGGCTACAATGAATCCGAACAAGAATTTAAGAGCTGGATCAACAATTATCTTAAGACCCCGAATCGGTTCGCTAATCAGCAATCGTGAACGCGCCACTTCTACCATCACAAGGAGATCTCGATGACTTATGACTTAGGAGATGTCATTCCGCTTGGAATAACCATCACTGATTCAACTGGCGCAAATGCCAATGCTTCGGCGGTCACTTGCACAATTACCCTTCCAGACGGAACCACCTCAACGGGTTCGGTGACAAATCCTTCAACTGGACTTTACAATTGCGACTTTTCCCCGACTCAAACAGGCCGCCATGCGGTTAGATGGCTTGCTACGGGAACAAACGCCTCAGCTTATACCGATGAATTTACGGTTCGAGATTATGCCGACCTTGGCATTGTCGGACTTGATGAGGTTAAGGCTCACTTAAACATTCCAACCACAGACACAACTTTGGATGAGGAATTGCGCCGATTCATTGATGCGGCAACCGACTTGGCTGAAACTTATGTTGGACAGGTTCTAGGTCGCAGAACTTTCACCAGCGAACTTTATGACGGCGGCACTGAATTCATTCGCATTCGCAATCCAAAGGCAATTTCCATCACTTCGGTTACTGAAAATGGATTGGCTGTCTCATCAAGTGCCTATGTCCTTGATTACACTGGACAGCGCCTCTATCGAATTGGCTCAGGCACACTTTATGCCACCAACTCTTATGGTTACTGGGTGCAGGGAATGAATAACATTTCCATCACCTATGTCGCTGGCTATGTCAATCCTCCAATGGCTGCTCGCCAAGGCGTTCTTGAGATTATCCGTCACCTATGGCAGACACAGCGCGGCTCAATGAGCGTGATGGGTCGCTCACTTGGCGGCGATGAGCTTTACACAACACCGACTTATTCCTTGCCACGCAGAGCGATGGAACTTCTTGACCCAACTAGCTTCCCTGGCATCGCATGACAGTCTCAATGGCATTTCCAACGATGGTCAACAAGATCATCACAGCCCTTGGCGCTGCTTCATCCTTGACTGGCATAAGAATCTTTGACGGCGCTGAAGTTGACTTCTCCTATCCAGGAGATGCAATCGCCATTGGCCATGATGGTTCATTTGGCGATTCTGAAATGCAGGTTGGCAATATCCAAGACACGCCATTTGCTTTCACAGATTTGCATGAGGAATCGGGAACGATTTCCTGTTCACTATGGTCACAAGATGGAACAACTGACATTGCATCTCGCAGAACTAGGGCATTTGCAGTTTTAAGCGCAATTGACACAGTTATTCGTTCAAATTCAACATTTGACGGAACTTGCCTTTACGCAATCCTTACCGCAAACACAGTCAACTATCGCCAAACTGATATGGGAGTCGCGGTTGTCCTTGACTTTACTATCAGCTACCAAGCCCAG